GAAATACTGTTTACGTGCATATGGACCATGCCAAATAATTGACTTGCCATCGATAGCGATTGTCGATTGATTACGAAGATCACTTGAAAGCTTTGGTGCGTAAATGTTGGAGTCAGCCCACACTTGATTAACAAATGCTCGTTGCCCACGTTTTGTCATCTCTTTTAATTTTACTGGTACACCATCAAGCTCTGTTTTAACACGTATTCGAGCCACTATATCACTTCCAGTTCGTAGTGGTGAATTTTGTTCT